CTTACGTTAAGTCTTTAGCGAAGTGATGAATGGCGAACAAGAAAATTTATTTGATGCATCCCTCTTAAAAATGTTTAACGTAGGCGATCTCGTCTCCTGGAAAGATTTGGGCCAACATCAAAAAGAGTATGGATTTATTCAAGAGATTTATTCTGAAAAAAGAGGAATAAATAGAAAATTTATATTTGCTAAAGTTATTAAAACTGATGGAAGTTATGAGCCCTTTAATTTATCTTATTTGACCAAAGAATCTATCAAAAATTAGAGGATTGAATATGCTACCACTAGTTACTAATATGGGCGATCCAAAAAATCCATGGGACGACGTGCCCATTGAGGTTCTGATTGAGGAAGAACGCAAAAAACGCGAACAAGAAGAACGCGCTCGCCCGCGAATTGAATTACCTGTACCGGAGAGAAGGCCACCACCCCATTCACCCCGAGGAGCAAGACTCAGAAAGTGATTCCGACTTTAAAGTGGTCATAAAACTTGTATAAATGAACAAAGAAAAAACATTAACTATTCTGACCATAGTTCTCATCATTTCGAATCTCATTGATACATTTTTGACCTTAAAATACATAAAATTTGGACCTCTAGACGAAGGAAACCCAATCATGGCCCANCTCCTNCATGGCGATGGNTGTTTGTTCGCTTTTGTTAAAATTTTCTTTGTAACCCTTTTTTCTTTATCTCTCTGGTGTAAAAGGGAACTTAAATTAGCTGCCATTTCCATTTATATTACCTCTGGTTTCTATGTTTCACTTATATTGTGGTGGATATTAGTGATTTTACGCATTTAGAAAACTAATTATTACGTACATGCACGAACATGAACGAATTGGAAAGTTTTTGCCATTAATGCAAAGCTTGTATAATACTGCACGTGAAAAGCTTGGTTTCGAGCCTCATGTCAAAATTGTTATCTTAAAGGATAGTGAAAATATGAATAACCCTTTGGGGAAGACTGCTCACTATTCACCAACTGAAAAGAAAATTGGACTTTATACTCAAGGCCGACACATTAAAGATATTTTAAGATCGTTGGCTCACGAACTGGTTCACCATAATCAAAATTGCCGAGGCGACTTTGATGTGAGTGGAGAAACTATGCAAGGGTATGCTCAAGAGGATGGACACTTGCGAGAGATGGAACGTGAAGCATATGAGTGTGGTAATATGATCTTTCGTGATTGGGAAGATAATTTAAAAGATAAGGGAGCTAGACCACTATTTACTAGTACAAACCAATATGTTCCTGCGCCAACCAGCGATGTTGTTAGCAGTGCATTATTTGAGGGAGATAAAATGAAAAATACTTTAAAAGAATCAAGGCTGCGAGAAATTATCCGTGGCGTGATTCAAGAAATGTTCAACGATGACCTAACTGAAGGGGATATGGTTTCAGACCCTGCCGCTTCGATGGAAGCCCGCGCAGCGGAAGAAGAAGCGGAAAAGGGCGATACACAACCAATCGATGAAGGAGCAGTCAAAGGTGACGCTTCACGTTCAGAAAAAGGTCCAACTAAAAAAGACGAAGATAATCCGATTGATTATGAAAAGAAAGGTAAAATCGGTGGGGATGTCGTAGAAGAAGAATTAAACGAAGATTCTGAAGGTGAAGAAACCTATCATTATGGTGAAGACGAAGGTGAAGACCGTAAAGAAGAAGAAAGTATGGAAGACCATGTTGATGCCATTGAACATCACCTTGGAAAGTTAAAAGATGATATGGGATATGATGAAGATCATGAAGATCGTCACGAACATGGCGACCATTTTCGTGAATCATTTTTTCCAAAAGGCCGAAGCATTCGCCAAAAAGCTCGCGCTGAATTGAATGAAGCCTTAATGAAAAGATGGACTAAGATCATTAAATAAGGAGAATATAATAATGCGAAATAGAAAACGTAGACGGCTGATTCAAGAGCAAGCAGCGCCCACAACACCAGCAGCTCCTAAAAAAGTTGCACCTGCTCCTGTAGTTGAGGAATTGGCTGCACCGGAAGAAGAAACAGTTAAAAAAACCCGCAAACGTAAATCATTGTTTAGCAAGGATTAAAAATGAAATTTAACCTACATTCGTTAACTAAAGAATTTATTCTTAACGAAGGAAAGGGTCCAACCATCAATAGTTGGATTCAAGCCCTCGCAGAGAATATTGGTGCGCTTAAACCCCGGCAGCTTATCCGAGGAAAGACGAGTGGAAGTTATGAAGCATCAATTGCGTGAATTAAGGCGTTCCTCTCGAAGAATGCAAGAACAAATTACAACATTGGAAGAACAAGTTACAGTTCTTCAAGAAGGTAATAATGAGTAAAATAGAAGAAGAAAATATAGAAGAAATGTCTTCGATGGCTGGCGGCGATGTCGGCGGTTATTCACTTCCTTTAGGTGCCAAAAGGCCCAAAAAAAAGAAAGGTACAATTTTCCGTGAGGAAGATGCGGAAGAACAAAAAGACTTTATTGAAGAACAAATTTTACGAGCTATTATCTATAAGGCGCTTGAAAAGCGCCATGAAAACAAGTTAAAACTTGAGGCTCAGAAAAAAGAAAAACCAAATCTAGAGGAACAACGTTTGCGGCAAGTAATCCGCACTCTAATCCAAGAAGCTAAAAAGGACATGGAAGAAACCCCTCATTCTTCTACTGCCATTAATCTTCTGGAAGACTTGCTTAAACAAATCTTGCCAAATCTTGAAACAGAATTTAAAACCCTGACAACTGCAAAAGAGCAGCGCGACTCGTTTCGTGCTCATGTTGTAAGTGCTGTCTCGACGCTTCTTGAAACAGAAGACGTTAACAAAGAAGGAGGTGAGGCAGCGGAAGAAGAAAAATTAATCAATTTAGATGAAGAATCTGAAATGGAAGAAGAAGTAGATATTAAAGTTTCCGATGTCGGTGCCTCTGCCGAAGACAAGTTCATTGATATTGATGCTGTACCAGAGGAACCCGAACCAGAAGATACATTCGGCATTGAAGGCCAAGACGCAACTGGTCGCGCCCTCGCACAAGACGCTTTTAACAATATAGAGAAAAATATTGCTGAAACTTATGCTATACTACATGATGAACAAGATGAAAAACTTTTTGAAGATTATCTTATCACAAACTTAAAACTATATTTTGACAAGTGGGAGAGAGAACTTGGGGCAGTAACCGAACCAACGACAGACGAATATGAAGCAGAAAAAGACCAAAACGCAGCAGGCCCTGAAGCTGGTGCAGAATTTGACGCAGAACTTGGTGACGAACTTGGTGGAGGAATACCCGCCGCAGGAACTGGCGAAGAACTTGTACAATGAGGCATTAATGAGATTTGANAGAATTGGCACNGACATTGGCAAATTAGTAGACGAAAAAAACACTGCATANGGCAGTTCATTTGAAAAATCAGAACAAATATTACAAGTTTTATACCCNGAAGGTATAAATCCAGATCAATACAAGGATATGTTAGCAGTCACCAGAATTGTTGACAAATTATTCAGAATAGCAACCAAAAAAGACGCTTTTGGTGAAAGCCCTTTTAAAGATATTGCCGGTTATGGTATATTGGGAGTTGCTAACGATGAAGAACAAGAATGACGGAAGAAATCGTTATTATTCTCTTTCCAATAAATTAAGAAAAGAAGGGAAATCAAGTGAAGAATTTGAAATCCTTTTTAATAATCTATCACTCGAAGAAGTAATCGGCTTAAAACTTGAGCTAGCTTCTAAATTTGGACTCAAGGGTAAAATGTATGGTTTACCCATTTGGTATTCACTCAGAACAATTGTAAAAGATGCTGTTCTTAAGTATGCTATGTCTGCAACGCGATCAAAACGTGAAGCGGCCAGGTTTCTAGGACTTCAAGCAAATAATTTTAATCTTTTATTGCGGAAGCATAAAATTGACAATTATTTTGAGGAGGGGGTTGACACTGAATCAAAGAAGTGATACTATACTTTTAAAGTAAGGCAAGATAAATAACTTTTATTATATTATTTGTTTTAAGCTTCAATGGCTCTATTGAAGTAATCGAAATGAGCCTAGCGTTGTTGTTGTGAAATAGAAAACAACAATCTTGCCAAAACAAAATGCGAATGTAGCTCAACTGGCAGAGTGCTAGCCTTCCAAGCTGGATGTTGTGGGTTCGAATCCCATCATTCGCTCTATTTATTCCGGGGGTGAACTGGATTCGACTGGGTGTCGAGATAAATTTGTGCAAGGGTGTATAAGCAAACACTAAAAGGCTTAAAACAATAAATGCAAACGATAATGTTGCACTTTCTTTAGCGGCTTAAGCTAAACGGGGTTTTTACGGTTTTTCCTTGTAACCCAAACAAACCGTGCAAATCGATTTTAACCTTGTATATCACAAACTATTAAAACATTTAGGACGCGGGTTCGATTCCCGCCACCTCCATCAAACTTATGAAATATTTATTTTTTATTTGTATTCCAATCATGGCCTTTACGTGTTCACCGAGGGAACTGGACACTATCAAGGTAATGAACTTTAATATCAGATATGATACTGAGGCTGATGGTGTAAATAAATGGGATAACCGTAAAAGTTATGTCTTAAAAGCCATTCAAGATTTCAATCCTGACTTATTAGGAATTCAGGAAGCACAACAATCCCAAGTTGATTATCTTTCTTCCAATTTATCAACACATCATGCTGTGGTTAATAATAATTGTAATAAGTGCGCCCAACAACAAGGAAGCCTGTTGTTTGTGAAAAAGTCGAGATATAAAGTGGTTGGAGAAAGGCATTTTTGGTTAAGCACTACACCTTTAACTCCTGATACTCATGATTTTATTCGAACGTCCCCACGTCATGACAATGGTCCGCGCTCAATGTCATGTGTTGAGCTTATAGACAAAATAGAAAACTATAATATCTTTTTTTGTAATACCCATTGGGATGGTGATATTCTCTGGAATGAGCAAGCAGCTCAACTCACTAAAGATATCTTTCGACAATATGGGAAGCGAATAAATATTTTAACTTGGTGATTTTAATTGCATTTCCTATTTCTATTACAACGCATGGCCAGAGAGTCCCGATTGGATAGCCACGCGCCAAAGTCATGCGTATGATATAATGATGAGTTTTATGAAAGATGGTTTTAAACTTCTTCACCCTAATAATACTCAATCTTCTGGGTGTGGATGGGAATTGACTTGCCCCGAATGGGATAACGACTATAGGATAGATTGGATTTTACTATAGTAATAACGTTTACTACGCAAGAATCAGAAATTCGCGTTCTACGACGACCGAACGGTTTACCTATCTCCGATCATTTTCCTGTAGTTTCGGTGCTGGAAGTTATAAACCACTTTTCCATTTCTCATACTCCTGCTCATTAAGTCCAATCATTTTATAAACTTTTTGTTTTAACAATTCCCTATCTTCACCGGAATTACACCACATCCATGCAAGGGTCGTTTGGTTTGATTTAATTTTTCTTTCTGTATTTTTAATAGCATCTTCAACTTTAAGATACTCATCATCACTTAACTTTGGTAACACAATTCGATATTTATTTGAGAGGGTTAATAAACCTACAAGATCGTGGTTGTCGTAACATTCTGTCACTTTTTTAAATTCTTCTTCGGCATTATCTAGCTGAGATACATCCGGGTGTAAGATTTTAGCTATATTTCTGTAAATTTTCTGTATAAGGGGCGAAGGGGGTGGAGTTGAGTCCTCGACGACTAGTGGGGTCGTTTTTGGTGGTTTTTGGGCTGATTTTACAAAAGCTATCTCATTGTAAAATTCCTTATTAAACTCTTCTAAATATTTCGCTGCCAACTCTTCAACTTCTTCAAGTTCAAGATTTAGATATTCTATTTTTAGACTTATTTTTTTAAATCGTTTAGACACGATACATTAAGTATTGATGAGAGATATTATAACTTCGTATTGTTCATAATCTTTTAAAAGTTTGCGCATTGATTTTCTGTAAACTAATAGTATTTGATGGTTGGTGGTGGACATACATAAATTTTCAAAACCGCGATAGGCTGAATGGATTGCACCCACGACTTCCCCACCACTGTTTAATATGGGGGAGCCTGAAGATCCACCTTTGGTGGGTATAGAAAAGGCATATGATATTTGTTGTCCTCTGTATGTCTTCTTTTTGCCTAAAAAGAATCCTTCAAACAATGGAATCATTTGAGGGGACCACAAACCCATTGGAGCTGCAATATTATAATATTTTTTCTCCAATTAATGGNTCGTTCTTAGATATNATTAAAGCTGGAATTGGTATTTTAGTGGTAGCCAAAACACATATGTCAGCCCGAAGATTNTACTCAATAGGGATCGCGGCATAAGCTCGNCCTTTGTAATCATTTAATATAAACGCACTTTTTTCGTTAAGTTCCCAATCAGGGCTATGTGGTTCAAAATCTGGAACAAAATAGTTTATTTGATTTCTCGACATCACAGTGCAAACATGTGCAGAAGTAGCTACAAGGGAAACGTCACGATCATGGCCAACAATAAATCCAGAGGCAGACGACCTTAAGTCTACTTCAAATTCTTCATCGGCATTAGTGGAAGTTCGAGTGATAACAATATTCTTGTAAATATCAATTTTAATGAAAGACCGTCTCTTATCTCTAAACAAATCACCTGGCCCGAAAAGAAATGAACCAGTAGCACATGAAGAACATCCCACAAACGTGATGAACATTGTTAAAACCAGTAATATCTTTGCAACCGCATCTTTCATGATAGTTTTGTTACCGTCTAAAGGTAACTATAAAGTAAAAACTAAAACGACCATCCTATTTATAAATGAGCCCGAGGATACAAGGGTTGAAAGCGATAGGTTTATATGGCAAAAAAATTTTATGTTTTAGACACAAGCGTATATCTTACTGATTCTTCTTCAGTTTATTCATATGGAAATAATGACATCATCGTTCCACTCATTGTACTAGAAGAACTTGATAAATTAAAAAAAAGACCCAATGGAGTGGGGATTAATGCAAGAAGTATTATCAGAATCTTGGATGGTTTGCGAGATAAGGGACAATTCCAGAAAGGAATCCGAATACGCAAAGGTGCCGGGTTAATCTTTACAGTAGCCCCCGACCTTAATGAGTTGCCAGTCGGTTATGATCCCGAAATTGCAGATCATCAAATTATAGCCACAGCATTGACCGTACAGCGAGAACACCCCAATAAAAAAGTGGTTGTGGTGTCTAATGATATTAACTTAAGAATTAAGTGTGATGCGATTGGTGTTGCGGCGGAAGCATATGCCACTGAAAATGTGATTGAAAAGGGTAATGACCTTTATAGTGGGTTTACTAAAGTTTTAGTGGACGATCAGATAATCGATAGATTTTATTCTGGTGAAGATATTATTATTTCTGAAGTTTCTGAAGAAAAGGTAGATCTTTATCCTAATCAATTTATAATGTTAGTTTCTTCATCCAACGACAAAAAAACTGCAATCACTCGTTATATGGATCATATAAGGCCACTCAAGAAAATCCCTGAACATCGTGATGGCGGTTGGGGTATTACACCCAAAAACAAAGAACAAAACTTTGCCATGGATTTATTGCTAGATNCTGATTTGCCTGTNGTTTCTTTAATNGGNAAAGCCGGAAGTGGAAAGACATTATGTGCGATTGCTGCTGGACTAGAGCAAGTAATGGGTGAAGATCCTAAATATAATAGATTAATTGTCTCAAGACCAATCCAACCAATGGGTAAAGATATTGGATACTTGCCTGGAACAATGGAAGAGAAAATGGCACCTTGGCTTGCACCAATTCAAGACAATCTACGATTCCTTTTTGGAAACGATAACTTAATGCTGGAATCTTATATGGAAAAAGGCATTATTGAAGTGGAAGCAATTACATACATCCGAGGAAGATCAATTCAGAAATCCTTTATCATTATTGATGAGTGCCAAAACCTAACTCAACACGAAATCAAAACCATCCTTACTCGTGTAGGTCATGACAGTAAGATTATTTTAACTGGTGATGTTGAACAAATTGATAACGTTAATATTGATGANGTATCAAATGGNTTAACTTATGTAATTGAGAAATTAAAACCTTATGATATTACCGGCCACATTACATTTTTGAAAGGAGANCGTTCTAANGTNGCGACATTATGCGCGAAAGTTCTTTAATTTTAAAAGATCTTTAAAACATGATATGATCAATTCAGAAATCCTTTATCATTATTGATGAGTGTCAAAACCTAACTCAACATGAGATTAAAACCATCCTTACTCGCGTCGGTCATGACAGTAAGATTATTTTAACTGGTGACGTTGAACAAATTGATAACGTTAATATTGATGAAGTATCAAATGGATTAACTTATGTAATTGAGA